GTCCTTGTGACCGCGTTTGGCCGCGGGTGCGCTGAGATCTGATCGGTGCCTTGAGAAGAACGAGTGCATACGCTTGACCGTATCGGCTGAAACACCGTCGCCGTTGCTGATGTTTCTGGCTCGTGCCACTCCGACGTCCGTTCCACCTCGACCGTGTTCCTTCCTCAATTCCAAACCACGTTCTGCCAAATTAGCCATTTCAGCCGTGGGCTGATAACTGTCCTCTTTGTCGTGTTTCGTCTTCATTGAGTAACGGTATTTGTTGTACGCGTCGGTCGGCGTAGGAACCTTGCCGAAGTTCATGAAACCACCGGACTGTTGCTGTTGTTCCGCTGTGGAGTCGAACGGGTTGCCCCCAAACATGTCGTCCACGCTTTCGCCCGCTTGCGCGGCAAGGTATTCGGCCTCGGCTGCGTATTGAGGCTGCCGCATCAAGATGGGTTCGCCTTCCTCGGGTTCGGTCAAGCCGAGCATTTCCCGTGCCTGACTTTGAGACACGGTGCCGCCCAACGACACGAACTGCTGAACCGATTCCATGAACTCCTTGGTGTTCTCCTTCTCCAACGAGAACGAGAACTTGGGTTTGTGCGGCGTGTCGCCAAAGTTCATCTCGTGGTATCGCCAGACCAATTCACGAGTCAGCGAATCCTCGAGGTTCATGGCGTCCGCTTGGACAATCCTACGGAACGTTTCGGCATGATGGTCGCCAACGGACGATCCCAATCCAGTTGAGGTGGCCTCGGTCGTGGCGGTTTGTCCGATGATCAATTCCTTGATCTGTCCGGACAGATACCCCTCGATCAGGTCTGCGAACGTGCGAGCGTGGCCCGAATTGACCTCTTGGATCTCGACTGAATAGGCGTCTCGGTTCTCGCCTGTCTGCCTTGGGATGACGACCGATACGTCGCCCACCAGATTCTCCAGCACTTCCTCCATGACATCCTTGGCGGCGTTGTTGCCGTCCGGGTACGTGCCGACTCGGATGCCCATGCCGTATCGCTCGATCCAAGTCATCCAGAATTGGAGAGCGGTCTGCTTCATCATCCAGTTGTACCAGACGACATCACGAAGGCCACGTCCGGCGTATGCAAAGCCTGCCTCTTCCGGCACTTCGTAGTCTGCACCTTGGCGACCGTGCGTGTGAAGGATGACCAACTTGCGTTCCTGCTCGTCGAGGAAATGGGTCATGCCGTGTGGACCCTGCTGCTTCTCGCCGTCGTACTTGAGTCCGACGTACATGATGAGGTCGCCGTATTCGGTGAACCCAAGCGTGTCGGAATGAATCGGCATCCATTCGCCGGGTACGATGTAGCCGTTCTTCATGATGGGCGTCATCTGAACAGCGGCGGGGCCGTACCAGATGGCGTCCAGCAACGTCATGTAGAACTCAATTGGCTTCTGGAGGTTGGTTCGGATTATGGATTCCAACTTCTGTGCCTGTTGAACCTGCACTGGATCGCCGTCGTCTTCGGGCTTGATCTCCCATTCAAGCAATGCCACGGCTGATTTACGCTGATACAACGGCGACATGATGTCCGGATCACGCCGCATCTGACGCTGAAGTTTGCGATCCTTGCGAAGTCCGAGATCTGAACGCCTTAGCACCTTGGTAAAGTGCGTGATGTACGACCGCTGCAATTCGACAATGGAAGCGAACGGAGGCTGCCTTACGGCTGTTGGCTCAACGTTCGGCACGATCTCGCCGTCCACCTTGGCGAACTGGCCTTTGTCGTTTCGTTCTTGTGTGGGGTTTGCCATACGTGGACTATACCGAAACGGACGCCGAAAGGAACCCGGTTATTTGCCGAATAAACCCGGACAGCCGAACAAGCGGTCGTTTGCTGAAATTGCACCAACGTCAACCGTAAACACGACTGAACGGATCTGTGTCCTGTTGCTTGTTGGATATCTTCTTCGGTGACGCCGGCGGTCTCATGACGTATGCAGCAGCCATGAGGTCAACAACGGCGTCCACGGTGTCGTCGTGGGCGGATATGGGGAACGTGGTCATTTCGTCGAATAACGGCATGATGTCGCTGCGAACCTTGGCCGCATTGCCCGCTGATGGCAAATGCAATCGACCTGATTCAACGAACGCTTGCGTGGCCGCCGCTCTCGTGACCTTGTCTAAGTCCCGCTTGGCAGCCATGATAGGGAAATTGGCCGCCTCGTTGAGTTGCTGTACCAACCCCTTCTGTGGCCCGTTCGCTTCACCAATTGCGCGTCGAACGCCGTGACGCTCACACAATGCAATTGCTCGTCTTGAGAACTCGGGGAAGGTTGTTCGTACGCGCAACAGGTCAAGGACGTACAAGTGATTGTTGGGCGTCAATCGTGCAATTAGGCAGACGCTGTAATCGGGATCGCCACCGACTCGCTTCTCGCTGAATGCAAAGTCGAACGCTGCAATGGTCTCGCCTTCAATCGGCGTGTCGTCATTGAACAGAGCCGCTGTGATCCAGTCGCCCGAGAATATGATCATCTCGGAGGTGATTGGACTGAGTTCGTAGGCTCGACCGTATGCGATGGGGCCGATTTCGTCCCGTATCGACTGCATACGCTCGCGGCTCATTTCCTCCGGCCACGGTGAATCAAGCCCCACGGCGGGCAATCTGAGCAATGAGGCGTCCAATGAATGCTGATCTCGCCAATCGGACGTTATGTCGTCCACGTGGTAGCAGGTGCCGATCTTCCACGTTTGAGGCGTCTTGCCCCCGGTGAAATCACGCATGGGCAACCAGTTGTTGTTCCAGAACTCCTTGACCTGATCACGCAAAGCGGGCTGCTGTACGGCGTTGCGCAAGTCACAGATGTCGTCCGCTATCAATATGTCGGCACGACCGCCTGCTCGTCCGAAGATGCCTTTCGCTTCCATCGTGGCATCTCGCTGCAATTCAGACGAACACACACGGAACTCCTGCTTACCCCACAGGTCGGCTTCGGGTATGACGCCCGGAAAGATCTTCTGGTACTTATCTGACTCGATCAATTGCTTGACCATCGTGGTCGTTCGGGTGGCGTCCTTGTCGGACTGCTGAATGTATTTGATTCGGACGTTTGGATTGCAACCGATCTCCCAAGCGCATCGTGCAACCATTTGGCTGGTCTTGCCTACGCCACGGGGAAGTTCTTGGTAGTTGTTGTCGTATGCGGTCAGATGGCCTTGGATTCGCTTGTGAACCTTGGCCTGATTGAAACCCAATACATATGTAGCGAACCAATTGGGCGAACGCCGACACAACTCCAACAGGACGGGTTCGTCAATCGTCCCAGTCATCTGCCGCCTCGACCAACTTCTCGATGCGCTTGATCTCGTCGTCTGTGAAATCCGGCGTGGCGTCGGCATGAATCACCTTGTCCACCACCTTGCCGTCGATGCGCTCCAAGATCAGGTTGAAGAACTTGTAATCGCCTTGCAGCGCCAATTGCAACGCCTTGCCAATCAGTGCTTGGATCAACTTGTGTCCGTCGTCGCCCTCGTTGAGTCGCCTCCTGAGTTCCGTTGTGAGACTCACAGAGCCCTGTGGACGGCCTTTCGGGTTGCCACTCGTTCCCTTGGGCCACTGGTGGCCCTTCAGGTGCTCAGCGGGGTTCTTCCGGCTGTTATCTGGCTGCTTATCCATCGTTCACCTTTCTCCCCAACACCGTATCTGGATCACCAATGAACTCAAATGAGAACGAAGTGACCCCTTTGTCCCTGAATCCTGACTTTCGATCCATCGTTCCACCCGGTTTCTCTTTGTTCATCTTCCGAATCACGTTTTTCAATTTCCACGAATCACTCTTGCTCATGGACTTGTAAACCGGGATGGACGAGAAACGTGCCATGATTTGGCAATCAGGTTCTTTCAATTTCATGAGTGCAGACGTCATGTCAATGACTCGTATGCCCAATCCAAAGCCAGCGTAATCAGGATGAATTACCGTTCGGTTTGAATGATAAATCCAGTTCATACCCTTCTTCTTGGGCGTGTAATTAGCAAAGCACTGAAACCCAATTTGGTTATCGCCCTCAAACAAACCGTAGAAGGACGTTCTGCCTCCGGGCAATTTCTCGCTTAGATAGTGATACTTGCTAAAGTATCGCCACGAGTCGCTGCTGATCTCCCTGATTTGGAACTCAAGCCGCTCGTCCCTTTTTTTTTTGGACCTCTCATGTCCTCGTAAGTCTGCTTGTTGCAGTCGATTACCCAATCGGGCTGTACCCAATCCAAGATGTCGTAATGGCACGAACACAGCACGATCCTCTTGCCCTGCCTTCGCGCGTGCTTCTGGATGCAATGGCTCATGACCTTGGCTACGGTTCGATCAACAACGGACGTCCATTCATCGACCACGATGATGCCGTCTTCGCTGCACATGGCCAAAGCGGCCTCGGCCCTCGCCCGTTGCCCATTGGACAAAGTGTATGCCGGCCTGATCCAACAAGGAACGCTGGTCAAGCCAACGCCACCGAGCATGGACGCGCATTCGTCGTAGGTGTATTCATCCGGGAATTGTTCGATGACGGGTACATTTGGGTCCAAGTGTTCCTTGAAGCAATCATCGCCAAAGATGTTGTTCGCCAACGTGGTCTTGCCTGAGCCGCTGGCGCCCACAATGACTCCGATGCTGTAATCAGAATCTAGGTCGGCGTCGACCGAGAACTTGTGTACCGATTTCTTGGCCGTGTCGATGTCCAAGGCATTCGCCGCCTTCTGGCAACGATATGAATCCGAAACGGGGCTTTGAAGTGTGAGCGAATAATTCTTCATGACAGCAACTTCGCTTCGTAATTCTGCTTCTTGCACATATCGAACACTTCACCTTGCTGCTGTTCGTTGACGCAATTCACCAGCACGAGATATTCCTGTTTGAACTCTGCCGCATCGGCCTCTTCCCCCACGACGCTGTTGATCAGTCGCTTGATTTCGTCATCCGTGTATCCAGTGACCAAATGATCTACGTCCGTGTCGTTCTGAAGCGATGCAAGAATCTGGGCCAATCCGTCCTTGTCCCACGTTGCCAATTCGGCTGTTCGGTTGTCCGCAATGGCATAGGCGATTGCATCCGAGCCAGTCAGACTGGTTCTCATTACGTCGAGCTTTGACCATTTGAGTTGCTTGGCAGCAGCCAACGTGCCGTTGCCCGCCAATACAACGTTGTCCTCCCCAACGACAATAGGCTTCTGCTGCCCAAATCGAGCCAGCGAAGCCATGATTGCATCTAGGTTTCTTTCGTCATGCAGCCGCACGTTGGCGGGGTCATGAACCAAGTCATCAACGTCTACCGTTTCAAACTTAGTCTTCGTCGTCTTGCTGATCTTCTTCGGCATTTGGTATGTCCTCGACTGTAGCCCCACCTTCAAGGGCTATGACAACGTAGATCGAGCGGGCAATTTCGTACCAGATGTCTTGGTATCTGGGCTTCAAGTTGTCCCAATCGGTTCTTTCTATGTCGAAGAATAACGCCATATTTGTCATCATGCAAATGTAGCCTGCTCTCCCCGCCGACCTCATTAGGCCGCTTGATGGCGAGGGGAACTTGGCATCTTCATGATTGACTTTCTTTGCTACCAATACGCTCACTTCTTGTTTGGGCAATCGTCCTTGCAGTCTTTGCAATCTCTACGAAGTTTGCACATGACCCATTTAGTCCATCCGAGTTCGCTTGTTGCCACACCGGCAACGAATCCTGCTGCCAACATCCAAATCCACATCATTTCTTCTCCTTGAGTTTCTTGCGGGCCGCTTCGTATGCGGGATCGCTTGATCTGCGAATAGCCACTGATTCTCTGTAATTCATTTCGTTGTCCTTATCCAATGCCTTCATGTCTGCACTTGCGGACATTATTGAACGCTTGGGTATGAATAAGCCAACGGACCATAGTGTTTTCTTGATGAACGTGCCAATGCCTGTCTGCCAAAGTATGACGATCACACCAATGGCTATGCCTGCTATTGCCATGTTGTTCATCATGCGAGCCCACCAAGGCGTACTGTCTTCGACTCGGTGTAATTCTTGCTGGATGTTCTTGGCACCCGCAATGATTTGGTCTTGATCGTCGTGAATGGACTCCGAAAGGACGATGATTTCACTTTGGGCATCGCGGACATTGGGCAAACCGTCAATCTCGTCTAGTTCCATTGCATAGGTTGCTAAAGCGATTATGTGTTCAGCGGATTGTTGGCTTACCCTTGCCCGCGATTCGATGCCCTGTGAGTTGTTGCCGATATTCTTCTTTGCCGAGGTGCAACTGCAAAGGAACACTGCAGTGGAAATAATGACGATTGCGATTGCAACAACCTCTGCCAACGCTATCAATCTGTCTTTGTTTCCGGGACTCATCGGTCCGATTCCCTGCTGCGTCTCAGTTCCTCTTCGACTTGCTTGAGTCGTCTCATGACCTCGTTCAATTTGAAATCAGTGTTTGCCTTGTGGCTTGCCACTTTCCAAACAACCGTTGTGGTCATGGCAAGTCCCGCCAAGAACAATCCAAACGGTATCAAAGTTGCCTCGTGCAATACGCCCCTGTCCCCCATCACTCCAGCCAAACCAACAGCAGAAGTGCCGCTTGAAGCAAGCCCACTCACCAACAACGAAATCAATTCAGCACTGGATCGGATCATTTGTCATGGCTCGACTGTGGTTTCTGTATCCCATAGTGTTTCTGTAATACGTCCGCGCTTGACCACTTTCAAGGGCATAGGTCCATATTTGAGCCATAGGCGTCTTATCCTGCGGAAACTTTCTGTCTCTGCGCCCTTTACATCAATGGCGTACACCTCACCATTGGACTTGAACACCACAAAGTCGGCACGGTAGCGGTCGTCTTCGGTCAAATCGAAAGCGACCTGCCTCATCCAGAACGAAACGCTACCATCTGCAACATCTCGGTCCAATGCCATTGCATACGACGCCTCAGCCTTGGAATCGAATCTCCAACCCCTGTACACAGTCGGCTTGGCGTTGTATTTGTTCTTGGCGTTTGGGACCCATCTGGCCTTTCGCCTAGACATTGGATTGAGCCATGACGGACAATCCCAATTCGCTGAAGATGTTAGACAGAACATCTGCGGACGTTTCGGTTGTGCCTCTTAGATACCTCATCACCGTTTCACGATTACATACGCCACGAAGTTCTATCCGTCTGGACAGTTCTGATTTGCTGATCCCAAGTTCAATCAAGCGATCATTCACAAACGCTCTCATGTCTAACGGGTTGTCTTTGTTCTGGTAAATCGCCATGACATCTCCTATGTGACACAAGCATATCACCACAAATATGAAAGCACAAAAAAAGGCGAGGCGGGCCGATTGGCCCGCCTCGCTCTGCGAAAGGGTACGCTCCATAGGAGCGACAAATGAAGCGTCTACTTAGTTCTTCTTCTTCTTCTTTCTTCGGGCATATGCTGCCTGACGGTCTTTCGTAGCAACAGCGTTGTCTACGATGATTTCCAAGTTTCGTATGGCAATGGTTTGAACTTTGCCGGTGTACACACCATTGATCCGTTGAGCACTGTACAGGATTTCCTGAGCCGCTGACAGCAGACTCTGCTCGTGGCTCGCCTTTGGGGTGGGCATCAGGACAACCTCAACGTTCGCTTGGGTTCGGCATATCGGGCAAATGGCAGTTGTCGACCGTCGTCCAATGCTCGCCGAACGACTGTTTGGTCAATTTCAACAACGACTTTTTCCGAAACAAACTCGTTCCAATGCGCTTCTGGAACTTCGGACCAATCTTCGGGAACAATCAATCGACGCTTGCCACCGGCATTGCACACGGTGACCTTGTGGTGCTCGGTCTCAAAGCCGGTTTGTCCCATTGTGTCCAAAGCCATGCACAGATAGTCCTTGAGTCGCTTGGCGGCGTTTCGATCGACCTTGGCCCGATTGGCCATACGGTCCGCCTCTTGCTTGCGAACGTCGGCGCGATACTCGAACTCCTTGATGAGATTGGCAATGCCGTCGATCTTTGTTTCCAAACCTTCCGATGCTTTGGAAAGCATCTCATTCAGTTCTGCCGTTGTTTGTTCGTCCAATTCACCGTTGGATTCAGCAATGCGGTCGTGCATTTCCAAGAACCGATCGGTCAGATTTAGCAATGATCCATTCATTTGATTACCTTTCGTTGGCAATACGCCCCGACTTACATGCAAAGCAATGCGGGGCGATTGTTGTCCAATTGAACTGTTTAGCAGACCAACGATTTGTTGGTCAACACGAGTCCAGCAACCTCTTCATACGTCGAGGACAAGTCGCCATCCTCCATTTCGTCCTGTGACATTCTAGCACATGCCTGAGACAACCCGGCTCGGGTCGGGACATGCTTGGTGTAGTCGCCAAGGAAGTAAGCAAGCAGTTGGTCACGCTTCGATTCGGGAATGTGAGTCGCTTTGATCACATTGTCTACCGCTGCAGATGGAGCCTTGATCTCATCCACTTCGGCCTCCTGTCGAACGGCGACGTACTTGTTGAAGAACTCGGGATTGAAGCATGCCTTGATTGAGTCCTGCATCTTCAACATAATTGCCTTCGAGTCTGCTGAGATGGTCTCGTCGCTGTACATTCCCATCTCCATCTTCTTGCCGAGGTGGACAGACCTGCCAACGGTGTCGAAGGTACACATGTTGAAGCACGCCTTGTCCGTCATGAGGAACCTGACGTTGGTTCCACCCTTGCCGGTTTCGCTGTTGGAGATCTCACAGCCGGGCCAAACGATCTTTCCGTTTGACTTGTATGAATCGTCGTCCTGCAATTCATCATGGATGCCGTTTCGATCCAACCATTCTTGATTGCCAAGATCGCCGGGGGAGAAGAACTCATGACGACCGTCTCCCTGATTGAGAACGGTCCACAGATCGGGGCAGATCAATTTGATCCTCATGTAATCCTCCGACATGGAACACGAGACGACACGGGCGCCGACTCGTTCCGCCGTGTCCATTGCTTGAAACACGAGATCGTAGTTGTCAATGAACCTGTATCGGTCAGACAACAGCGCCCGAACCTGCCCGTCCAGTTGACGAACAAGCAACCGTTTGCTCGTGTCGTACATCAATCGATCCGTCAGATCGGCAGCCTCAGTCGGGTATTGATCAACCAACTCCTTCATGAACTTGGTTGGGATCTTTGGCGAAACCTTCTGACCCAACTGCACCATCGCCTCTGTACGAAGCGGGATGCCGTCTCCGGGAAGAAACTCACATGCCTGAGACCCACACACGGGCGCCAACTGCAGATGGTTGCCTCGCTCTTCTGATTTGCCGGCGACGACGCTCATCTGCCGCACGTCGATACAGGTGTCCAATCTGGATTCCTTCTGCCGAGTGAGTTCGGTGAGAAGACTTGCCAAACGGCCTACGCCGAAACTTGAGTTCGTTTGCTGATTCATTTGCTAACCCTTTCTTGGAGTTGTGTTGAATCGTTGTAATAAGTGTTCACTGTAAACAAACAGTGGTCTACGAAGAAACTGTGGTTCTTGTCCTTGGGACAGAGCCGATACGAACCATAGTTGACCACCATGGGTTCGTAATGAGTGGCGATCCTGTACCCGAGCAAGTAAGCGAGTTGGATGCCTTGGGTTTCAAGGCAAAGAACCTCAGCGGTTTGTTTGCCGTTGTCAATCGGAGATTTCCAGCAGGTCAATATGCCATCGAGTACTTCTCGAACGACGAGAAGTTTGGCAAGACGATGATCGTCATTCGTTTCATGCTTCTTGCAATAGCGAACACAATCCGCCAACAGTTGCCGAGGCATGCACATCTCGTCCAAACAGACGAGCAGGTGTTTGTACACGCCTCGCAGTTTGGTGTATTGATTTCTGTTCATCATCCCCCCCCCATGGCTTCGGCGTCACGAGTGGAAGCGAGCACCAACATCGTGCTCCCAATGTGGGAGTCGTCCAAGAATTGCTGAATGTGCTTGTCGAAACTTCTGCCGTTGCCAAACGGACATGGCTCCTCGAGGTCCTGCCGCTTCATATGGTGATAGTCAGCGACATTGTGCAGGAGTTCCCTTGCTCGTTCCAGAAGGATCGTAAGTTCATTCATGCGACGCCTCTGCACTTCGCATTCCTCAATGGCATCAACGGCCAACTCAGCACACATCTTGCTTGGAGCCTTACTTGTCTTGGCGTCCAGATCGAAAGCCAAATCGGTAAGTAGATCACCCACACCCTCGTCGATGACAAGCATCAGGTGTCGAGTCAGTTTGTCTTTGTCTATGCTCATTTGTATCCCTTTCAACATAAAGTCCAATGCGTCCATTCCAATATCACGATGATCCTTGGCCATAGCAGCATGTACATCAATCGCCGTCCTTGCTTATGTGTTTGGCGTAGATGTGTCCGGCACACAGCACGAACGCTGCGAACAGAATTATCAGAACGCCAGCGATGTCCCAATTGCTCATGGGGCACCTTCTTCCTGTTCCTCTTCCAAGACCCCAATCCACTCCTTGAGAATCTTCTCAAGGCCGTCTCGATCCGCCTGTTCCAAAGGCCATCCGCCCCGAATCAGAACACACAGACGTCTTGCCGTAGCCAATTCGCTTGGCTTGTAAGTTTCGTTCACGATGAACATCCTTCCGTTCTGGTTGATTGAACAACCCCGACTGACTGCAAGCGAACCGTTCGCATACAGCCAGCCGAGGTATCTCAAATCAGTGTTTGTGTTCAACCGTTGTTGGTCTGCGGTGCGGGGATCGCGTCCATCACCGCGTTGAGCAGACTCCTCTGCTCCGGGGTCATCTCCTCATGCTCAGCGTTGAGATGATTTCCGAAGGCGATCCTGATGTCGTGCTGCCACATTCTTTGGAGTTGAAGGACGATCATTGCGGGGATTCTGGCCTTGTCCGAATCATTTGTTGTGGCCGTGAAGGCATCCGACATATCCTTCCGAACGAACTCGGACAACGCATCCTGCATAGTGTCTACTGTGACGAAGTCCGCAAACGGGTATTCGTCGTTCTCCAGATAGTCGTTCATGTTCGGCAGGTCGTCTTCACAAACAAAGTCATCGAAGTTGTAGTCACTATCCTTCACATATTCACCCATGTCCGGAAGATGCTCGTCGATGGTGTGAATTGTGACGAAGTCGTCCGTGTCCGGCATATGGTCCTCGATGTTGTCCTGTGTGATCAGTTCATCGATGCCGGGCATCTCGTCCTGTCGAACATACTCGCTCATGTCCTGATCGTTCACGGCCTCGGTCACCATGTCGCTGAGCGTTCCGCCGAGATACGACTGCACCTCTTCGCCGACCTGATTCGCCAGCCGATCAGAAATTTGCTCAGCGAGCGCGTCTGCAATCATTGATCTGATCTCAGCCTTGTCCATCAACACGATGTCGTCGGGCGAGTTGCTTACATTGATCTTGATACTCATTACATTCCCTTTCACTAGAAACCGCACCATTGCGGAAGCCGACCCGTCGCTGTTGAGCGGCGGGGCGGTGGAGGCAATCTCGATCTTTATTCGTCACTACCTGCGTTCGGGTAAGCATTCACGAGGATGAGTTGGTTGCCGTCTGCGAATGTGATGTCCAGTCCGTCGTCGTTGGTGACAACGATGTCCTCGATATCTGGGTGGAATACGCCTCCACCGAATTGCTTGTCGATGGTTTCTGCGAAGTGCTTTAGGTTCTCAAATGTCACGCCTGCCATGTGTCTGCTCCTTTCGTGTCCGCATCATTGCGGAAGGTGTGTTGTATCAGTCGATAGGTTCGATGCGTTCGCCAGAGTGCTCATCAAGGAACGACTGGTCATACCCAGTGAAGACCCAAGGGTTGTACTTGGCCCTTGCCTCGTCTTCGCATTCGTCACACACATCCTTGAGCGGTATGCCTTGGCAATCCTTCAGCCATGAGAACGGCAAGCCGCTCCCGCACCTGCACTCGTCAACGTATTCCTGTCTTGGCATTGTTCTGTTCCTTTCATGTCCGCACCATTACGGAAGCCGACCCGTCGCTGTTGAGCGACGAGTCGGTGGAGGTAATCTCAATCTTTACTCGGCACCTCCTGCGTTGCGATAATAGACCCACTTGCCATCCTTCATGGTGATTGACTCATTGCCCATCTGCCAATCATCACGAATAGCATTCATGCCCACATATGCGTCAGGCTGGCGAACATAAAGATCGAGGACGATACCCTCGTAGCAATCAGGCCAGTGACGTACATACTCCGACGTGAGTCTCGTCGAGTCGACGGGGAAATCACAATCACCATTGTCGTCCCACTGTCTCGAGTCCGCCGTGTACTCACAATATCCTTCGGCGTCGGCGTGAGCCTTGGGCGACGTTCTGACCTCAAACATCCCACGTCCGTACTTGCCGAAGAGAAGCAGACGGATATCTCTGATGTCTACCCTGTTGAATGGTCGCTTGTTCATTCGTTGTTCCTTTCGCTTGAGTTGTTCAGTTGATTGTGTGAGCAGGTCCGCCCGCATTCGAGTCCCACTTCCACTGACGAAGTGTCTGCGGAATTGAACCAGAGTCGTCGGGCTTGGCGTACAGGTTGATCTCGCAGCCGTAATACATTCCGTTGGCGAAGTATCGAACCTCGGTCCGGTATTGTTCCTCCGCTTCGTTGAGCGTGTGAAACTGATACCACTCCCGCATTACGCCGTTGAGGGTCACATACACGAGATACTTTGTGGGGGGTGCTGGCATTGTTTGTTCCTTTCATGCTGCGAACGGCCACCATTGAGGAGGCCTGCTGTGGTTCCAAGTTGCGATGTCCCATTTGTCCAACATGTAGTAGCGGCGGTACGCAGTCACGGCCTTGCCACGCTTGTATTCGTCGGGCATAGCCTTGACGAACGGTGTGAGCGAGCCGCGACTGATGACGCTGCGGTGCCGCCAACAGTGCTGTATGACTGATTGGCAGGCATGTATGCGTCCGTACCGATGGTTGTACTCGTTGCACAATGCCATGCCGTGTTGGTACGACCAACGAAAGTTGGAACTGGTGAGACCAGTCCAAACGGTGCATGGATGATTGTCGTGGGTACATTTGTATCGCTTGCCGCCGATGGTCTTGGGCCTGTCGGTGTATTGCAGACCGTGTGTGACCAAACTGGTGACGAGCATCTGTGCGGTTTCCAGTGGCATCTTGACCACGTGGCGATCACACAACATACGAGCCGCTTTGGTTGGATCGCTGTGAACGATAAACAGATTCACGAATTGTCCTCCTTCGCCTTTGCGTTCATCTCGTCGCAAGCCCTCGCCATGCGAAGCAGTTCCGACATTGCGCCCTCTTGTGCTTCTGCCGTCTCGCCCTGTGTGGCTACGCGAATGAGTACCGGGAGCAAAGCCTCCCACGTTGGCGTGATGTCTACAGTCATTGCCATGTGTCGTGTTCCTTTCATGTCCGCACCATTGCGGAAGCCGACCCGTCGCTGTTAGGCGGCGAGTCGGTGTCGTGTGCCTTGGTCGTGATCAGCCTTCGTTCTCTTCCTTGGCGTCCTCGTCGGACCACATGTCGTGAAGCCTGTTGATGACCTCCTTGTTGAACTTGTCGATGTCGAACCTGCTGTTGGTCTTGACGAGATCCTCTGAAACGCATTCGACGAATCGTTCGAGTACAGGAAGTACCTTGTCGATCTTCGGGCCGTGGACGTATGTGGCATGAACCTCGTGCATTGCACATGCAAATCTCGATGCCAAGAAGTCGAAGTGCCGTCGTGTCATATCTGGCTTTGCCATTGTCGTGTCCCTTTCGCTGAGACCCGCACCATTGCGGAAGCCGACCCGTCGCCTGTCAGCGGCGGGGCGGTGTCGTGTCGGGGCCGTGGGTGGTTATGACAGGAGATTCTGAAGTCGTTTCATCCACGTCTGATTTGATCGGCTGACGCAGTTCCCTCTCTTGTAGACCCAGATG